CACGCCGCGGTCGCGGTTGTGGGTGAGCGCATGCAATTCGCCTGCCCCCGTCGCCACCCACAGGATCGAATCCGGCTCCTGCTGGTAGCAGTAGTCGATGACGCCGTTCGTGAGCATGTGGTCAGCGAGGATCGTGAGGTCGGGCGCGACGTAGCGGTCCTCCTCCAGCGCGAAGCGGTATTCGTGGATCTTGCGGCCGTGCCGCTGCACGAACAGCGCCACGTTGCCGATGCGGATCGCCTGCAGGCGCTGCGAGCCGACGCCGGTCATCACCACGGCGGTGGCGTTGGTCGATGAGAACGGCTGGTTCTCGGTCGCGCCGGCGACGATCACCTCCGAGCCGGCGGTGCCGACGGCGAGCGCGTTGGCGATCGGCATCATCCAGCGGATTTCGTCGACGCTCTCGGTCGCCATCGCCAGCACCATCGCCGCATCCGGCGTGAAGTCGGGTCCGATCTTGCGGTTGTGGCTGAAGAAGTCGCCGACTTGGCTGGCGTAGATGGTGCGGCCCTTGCCGAAAAATAGCCTTTCCTTGTAGAGCGCGGCCGTGGTCGGCCAGCCTTCCGCGTCCGACCAGGCCTCGAACGCCCACCACTTGGTCGGATTGGCGACGACGCCGGCTTGCGCATAGGTTGCGCTCTCGTCCGGCAGCCGCTTGAGCACCGTGCAATTGGCGACCGTCGCCGAGGCGATGGCTTCGATCTGCACGATGCCGTAGTTGGAATGCAGATATTCCCAATCGATGACGCCGTCGTTGCCGATGCCGCGATCGTGGATCGGCGGCGCCGCGCCGGTCGCGCCAGTGATCGGCCCTCGGCACAGGTAGATGTTGCCGGCGTTGCGTCTGGGGACGACGTCGATGTCGCCCCCCCCGACGCCGAGCCCGGGTTGCCAGGAGCCGACGGCGGCGAGGTTCTCCGGTTCGAGATAGACCAGCTTGCCGATGTCATCGTCGGAAAACAGCGCCGCCGAGGCGGTGAGCGTGATCGCGCCGGTCGCGGCTGAGGCGGCCAGCGTGATCGCCTCGTCGCTGCGCAGGTCGTGGAACGGCCCCTCCAGATTGTCGTAGACCGGGAACGTCCAGTCGGTCGCGCCCATGCGCCGCAATTGCCGCGGCTGCTGGTCGCCCTTGACCGAGACCACGAACAGCACGTCGGCCGACTGCACGGTCTGCAATGCGAAGGTGCCCGCCGCCGCGATCAGGTCGGCTTCCGCATACGGCGTCGCCACTTCGAGCGGCGCGCCGCCGGTGAGCAGCGGTGCGCGGTTGACGAACAGGCGCAGATAGTTCTCGCCCCATTCGACGATGTAGCTCTGCTCCTCGTTGAACTGGAACGTCGACAGCCAAGTGCGCTTGCTTTGATCCTTCACCTCGGCGACGAAGCGGGTCCCGCCGCGCCGCACCGCCGGGCCCGGCACCGTCGGGATGAAGTTCTCGAGGACCTTCGCCCCCGTAAAATATTTTTCTTGATCTACACGACCATCAATAGCCGGCGAATATTCTCCACCGTTAAACTGCGTCCAGATCCCATACTGACGAGCCATCTACAGCCGACCCCAAATCCAGGCATCGTCGGGAATAGGCTCCGGCGGGTTCTCGATCGCGCCGGCGCGCTTGGCGCGCTTGATGGCGTAGTCGAATTCCTTCAGCAGCAGCTCGCGCCGGTCGGCGCCGCCCTCGGTCATCGGCACGTTCAATTCGACCGCGAGCTTGCAGGCAAGCGCATTGTCGAACAGCGCGTCCTGCGCCTCCTCGGTGTCGGCGATGTAGACGATCGGCAGCGGCGCGCCCTGGTCGGTGAACACCTGTCCGCCCTCGACGTGCCACGGTTGCAGCGGGCCCGTGACATAGGGCCGGCGCACCGGGAAGGCGTACCATTCGCCGACATAGATCAAGCGGATGAAGTCGGCGGGGAGCTGGTAGCGCAGCGCATAGCCCCAATCGGGCGGATCGGCGAGCGCGGGGAGCTTGCAGCGCCGGGTGGCGAAATTCCAGCCGTACTCGCGCAGCAGCGCGCGCCGCTCAATGTCGTACATGGAATTGACGGCGCGCCCTTCCGGGGTGTCGTCGGTCAGATCGATGATGCGCGCCGCGCCGACCTTGGTCAGCGCGCGGTTGGCGATGGCCGTGCGGGATGCAGGCATGACATCAAGCCGGCGGCCACCGATCCTCGAGCGCGGCGTTCTTGATCTCCTCGACCAGCCGGGCGAACTCGGCGCGGTCGAGGCCGCCGGTCAAGTTGACCGCGATCTCGACGCCGGCGCCGGCAAGCGTCGCCGTGGCGCTCTCCACCACCGCGGTCTTCTGCCCGCCTTTGGCGAGCTTGTAGAAACGAGCCATGACTGTCCTCCGTTACCGTCAAACCCCCGGCGGGAAATGCGCGTATGGATGCGTGGGCGGCAGCAGGCTCGGCAGGCGCGCATCGTGCGCCAGCCAGCCTTCCATTTTTTCCTGATCGGAGAGCGCGAGAAGGTCGGTCACCAGGATATGGCGGACGATGCCGCCGAAGAGGTTTGCCGCCGATGTGGCCGTGTTCGCCCCGATGCGCAGCCGCGTCGCGTCGGTGTTGAGCGTTGCGTCGTCCGTTCCGGCCTGCGCGCCGTTCTGCCGCAACGTGAACAGCGCGGCATCGAAGCGGGCGCCCAGGATGCCGAAACCACCAAACGAGCCGCCGTTGACAAGACCGCCGCTGCCGTCGTGCATCTGCGCCAGGCCGCCCGAGCGCCGCACGGTACGGAAGCTGGCGGCGGCGCCGCCATATCCGAAAACGGTTATCGTCGACCCGGATGTGCGCCGCGTTAGCGTCCACACTTCGCACGGCACGGCGCCGACCGGCAGGCTGCCAGTCCCGACCAGCGTCAACTGGTCGTCGACGCCATCGAACGTCACACCGCCGACGCCGTTGAACGACGCCCAGCCCGCGACCGGCTGATTGGCCGGGCTCGCCTGCACGGGCGTATTGCCGGCAATGCGGTCGGCCCAGGCGCTAGCCGGCCCCTCGCCCAGATCGTCGGCGTTCCACCATGCCAGCAGACCCGCCCCGAGATCGGCCGGCGTCCACAGCGTGGCCGGGGCATCGGGCCAGTAGCCTTCGTCGATATGCTGGCGCACATCGGTGAGAAGCCGCACGAACTCGGCCGTGCTCATGCCGTCGGCGTCAACCGCGATCTCGACGCTGCCGCCCTGGGCGGAAGCCGCCGCCACGACGGCGGTTTTCTGGCCTCCCTGCGACAGGCTGAAGTAGCGCACGGCCATCTCAGAACTTATCTCCGAGGGCGCGCCAGCGGGTGTTGATCTTCATCAGCTGGATGGTCTGGACGCCACCGAGCACCACATCCACTCCGCCAGAGAAGACGAACCTGTTCGTGCTTGTGGAGGAGGCGCTATCGTTCTTGAGGGTGATCGCGGTCGAGGTGGTGTTGTGCAGGACGAGGAGGCGCCCAGTGTTGCCGCCCTCCGGCGCTATGCCGGTGATGTTCACCGGCGTGGTTGCGCTGATCAGCCAGACCGCAGCGGCGGCGCCTGCGTCCGGCGCCCAGTTGTTCACGTCGGCGGTCAGCGCCGCTGGCGTGATGACTGAGGAGAGCCGCAGGTAGCCGGTGAAGTTGGGCGAGGCGAGCGGCGCCTTCAGCGCCAAATCGGCGACGAGGTTGGTGACATCCGACTGCGCGTGCGTGTGCGCGGCCGTCACATAGCCCTGCGCCTTCACGAACGCCGTGGTCGCGATGCTCGTGTCGTTATCGGCCGTGGCCGGCGTCGGCGCCTGCGGATCGCCGGTGAACGCCGGCGAGGCGAGCGGGGCTTTGAGATCGAGCGCGGCCTGTGTGGCGTCGCCGACCGGCTTGTCGGCGTCCGCGGTGTTGTCGACGTTGCCTAGACCGACTTGCGGCGCCGTCACCGCATGCGGGTTGTCGGCGCGCAGCCGCGCATAGCTCGGGAACCCTTCGCGGGCGCGCGAGGTGTAGGGAACATCGCTCGACCAGTGCCGGCTCGGCATATTCCTGCTCCCAGGAAAAAGATCAGGGCGCAAACGGCTGCGCCCCAGTCTGGCACTAACGAAAGGGCGTTGCGCCCGTCTTGACGTTAACGAAAGGGCGTTTACGCCCGTCTTGACGTTTACTGCGTGTACTTGACCGACACGGCGATCGTGCCGGCGGCGTCGGCCGCCGCAGTGAGCGTGAGCACCACGTCGTAGTTGCGGCCAGGATCGGACGCGAGCCCGAGCTTCTGCCACACCGCCTGCGTCGAGGTGGCGACGGTATAGACGCCAGACTCGTACATCTGATTGGTGGCGGCAACGATCGCCGCCGAGCCGAGCGCTAAGCCTGAGCAGAACAGATCGGCGTCGGCCGCAGCCCCGCCGTTCTGCGTGGTCTGGTACAGCCCGAGATCGCCGGCCGTCGTGGTGCCGATGTCGGGCGCATCGATGCCAACATGCTTGATGACGGCATTCGAGGGCACTTCGCAGATCAGGTACTTTGAGGCGATGCTGTCGCCGGACGCGATGGCGACGGTGCCGACGCTTTCCTTGACGTTGGCGCCCGTGAGCGCGCCGGAGCTCAAGACCACCGGCGTGGCATCGCGGTTCGAGATCTGTGTGGATTTTACCGTAACGACTGCCATGATTGCCTCCTTATTCCGCACAGATGATTTCGATCACCTTGCCTTCCTCCAGCCGCGTCGCGCCGATGGTGGCGACGGAATAGAGTTGGTAAGGCTCGTTGCGCAGGTCGTGGCGGGTCGACACCGAGTGCCGGATGTCCTGCCAGGTGCCGAGATGCATGCCCGACTTCGCCCACGCCGGCACGCGCCGGAACGTAGAGGCATTGAGCCCGAGCCGCTGGGTGTTGACGAAGTTGAACCCCATGAACGAGGTGATCCGTCCGTCCACCAGCACCGGCCGTGTGTTGTAGTCGAGCGAGATCGCCTGCTGCTCGCCGAGCAGGTCGTCATGCTGCTGCGCCGTGATCGCGACGTAGAGCGTGTCGGCCTCGACGTCGACCTCGTTGGTCATCAAGAGCCGCTTGGCCTCGCGCAGTTTCGCGATGGTCAAGCCGGTATTGCTGGCGCCCCCGTAGTCGACGGCGACCTGGTTGGCGGCAGGGAAGGACGTTGTGGTGGCGCCGGTTTCCCCGGTCTTGGCGTCGCCGAAGAAGGCGGCGATGATTTCATCGTCCATGGCGCGGCCGAGCGCATAGGTCGCGTTCTCGGTATAGGCCGATTTCGGATCGATGATCAGCCGCAGCATGTCGAGCGTGTCGATCAGCTGCGGGACGTCGTAGTCGGCGGGGAACACCCAGCGCCGGTCGGTGGGAGCGTCGATGCGCGGCATCGGCGCGAACCGCGAGGAGACGCGGGTTGCTGCAATGGCGCCGATCTGGTCGACCGGCGAGGCCTGCTTGCCGACCGCGCTACCGTTCATCACGGTGTTGCGGAGCTTTGAGCCCTTCTGTTGCAGCAGCAGATCGACGTTCGTGGAGAACGTCGAGACATAGTTGTTGATGAGATTGGCAGACATTCCTGCCCTCCGATGAACTGAGTTGCGTTCGTCGAAGGGGTTGCCCGCCGAGCTAGCGGACCCGCGGATCAAGTCCGGGGGTTGCCCGCGTCGTCACGGACCCGTTCTCGGCGCCTTACGCTGCGCCGTCGTCTCGCCGCGTCTATTCCGCGGATGTCAGCGGGGCCTTCCGGCTTGTCCGCTTGGGTGGTCGCTTGCGCCGATACGACACGACGGGGCCTTCCGGCTTGTCCGCCGCATCGTCGACCCAGGCTTCCAGAATTTGCGCCCGTGCAATGATCTGCTCGGGCGAGAGGTCGCTTCGATAAACCAGCGTCAGCAGCGCGAGCCGCGTCTTGCTCATGCTAGCCCGCGCCGCCGCCGGCGATGGTCTGCAGCCGCTGCATCTCCTCGATCGCAGGCGCGCGCACGCGCGGATCGTCGGAGAGATAGCGCGTCGTCCACTCGCGGCTGGTCGTCAGCTCCTTGATCTTCGCCTTCGCCGCTTCCGCGGTCATCAGCATGTGCGCCCGCTGTGGATTGTTCGGGAAGGTGTCCTCCGCCACCTCATGCGCGCGCTTGTGCAGAATTTCCAGGAACCGTTTGGTGCCGAGCGCGCGCTCGATCGCGAACCGCTCTGCGTCGGAGAGGCCGTCATGGTCGAGCACCCGCTTCATCATCGTCATCGAGCGCTCGTAGGCCTGCCCCTGCCGGCGCTCGAACTCGGACCATTCCTGCCCCGCTTGCGCCTCGAACACCTCCTGCGCGGCGCGCTGCTGCTCGACGGCGTAGCTCTGGTATTGCTGCGCCAGCCGCTCGGCCTGCCGCTTCGACAAGCCCGCCTCGTGGAACGCCGTCTCGGCCCAGGCCGTGAAGCCCTTGTCGGCGCCCTCGATCGCCGAGAAGCCGTAGCCGTCCGCCTGCTCCGGCCGCCCGAGCCGGTTGTAGAGCGTGTCCCAGCCCGCCACGTCGTCCGCGTTCGACGGCACGATCACGCGCTCCTCGCTGCCGAGCAGCCGTTCGAGGTTGCGGTAGGACGCCATTGCGGTCGGCGCATCGGCGAAATTCTTCGCGCCGAGCCATGTCAGCGTGTCGGCGTCCTGGATGCCGAGCTTGCCATACCAGGCGCCCTCCGGTGCCGTTGTGACCATCGGCGATCCGCTCGCCGTGGCGCTGGGCGCCGCCGCCGACGGCGCGCCGCCGCTCGTGAGCAGCGCCGACGGTGTCGTTGGCGCAGCCGCTCCCGTTCCTGCAGCCGGTGTGGCTGCGGGTGTTGCCGTCGCTTCCGCCATGTCAGACTTCCTCTCGCTCCGGCTCGGCGGTTTCAATCAGCCGCCGCAACTCGGCGTCCGGCTTGAGCCGGTTCATCACATGCAGCCAGACCTGCCGCCGCCCCTCAAGCGCCGCCATCTCCAGCGCCGCATTGGTCCCGTCGATCGCCGTGGTGCGGTCGACGCAGCAGAACCGCCGCAGGTCGGCCATGACGATCGCCGCCGGCGGCGTCAGCTCGCCCCGGTCGCCCACCAGGATCGAACGCCAGCACGACTTGAGCCGCCAGCGCGAGCGCACGAAGTCGAGCACTAGCCGCCCTGCGCGATCTGCATCGTTTCCGCCGAGAGCTTGCCGGCCTGGGCGATGTCGCGCGCCGCCGTCGCCCCTGCCGGCACCGCCTGCGCGATCTGCATCAGCGCCGCCTGCTGGGCCAGCGCCTCCATCTCGGCCGGCGAGCGCAGCGTCTTCGGCGGCAGCCCGTGCGCGTCGGCGAGCATGTTCAAGACCTCGTCGGCGTTGAACCGGGCCATCACTTCCGGGTTGATCTGCGCCAATGGCGCGATGCCCTCGAACGTGCGCTGTAGCGCCAAGGCGTCGCCCGCCCGCTGCGCCCGCGTCAGCGGCGTCTCGTACTGGATTTCCAGCCCGCCGCTTTCGAGCAGGATTTCCGGCGGCTGCGGCGCGGCATTGGCCGCCGTGATGATGTCGAGCTCGCGCTGGATCACCGGATCGAGGATCTCGGCCTGGATGCGGCCCGCCACCGGCGAGAGCAGGATGCCCTTCTCCTGCGCCCGCATCAGCACCTCGGTCGCCGTCATCTGCGGATTGTCGATCAGGATCTGGAACACAGTGACGAAGAACGCGCGGTTGATCGCCTCGCGCACCTGCTGCATCACCTCGAATGCGACCTGGAATTCTCCCTTCAATTGCAGCGGCTGCACCAGCGCGCGGCCCTGCTCGTCGACCCCGCCGTAGTTGAGCGCATCGGGGCGCACCTGGAACGCGCGGATCGTGTCGGCGTCCGGCAGCAAGAGCGGCGGCGACACCGAGAGCTGCGCCCCCTTGATGACGGTCTTCGCCATCTCGTTGATCATCTTGATCGAGGCCAGCACGTTGATCGCCGGCGAGCGTCCGTACACCTCGCGCGGCGTCGTCTGATAGCGCCCGACGCAGTACGGCATCGTGCGGTAGCCGCCCTCCTGCACGATCTGCTGCCCGGTAATGCTCACATGGTAGGAAGCGAACGGCATCCCCCGATAGTTGCGCATGCCGCGCTTGATCTCGGCATTCGGCTTGACGCAGTGGATGAACTCGAACTCGTGCTCGGGCTCGCGCTCGGCGCGCGTCTTGATCTCGTCGGGACAGTTCTCGCCGTAGGCCTGCACCGCCTGCCTGGCCGTGTATTTGAACTTGCGATGCACCTTGTCGATCTGCCCGACCGCGTTCTCGGCGAGATACATCTCGACCACGTCGATCGCCTCGTAGCGCGTGCCGACGCCGGGCACCTCGTCGACCAGCAGGCAGCCCGGGCCGAACACGCCCATCTCCATGAACACTTCCGCCATCTGGCCGGCGAAGTTGGCGGCCGGGCGGTAGCGCATCGCGAACACCTGGTCGGCGAGCGCGTCCATGTAGCGCGCGACCTCGGGCTGGTCGTTGAGCGCCTCGTCGCGCACCCGGAACGTATGCCATTTCTGCGAGCGCGGGCAGCATACGCTCTCCATCGCGGCCGCGAACACTTCCAGCGCCATCGGCGCGGTACTGTCGAACATCAGTTCGTCGCGCCGCTGCGCTACCGTGCGCCAGTTGCCGGCGGTGACGTCGGCGAGGCGCGGCAGCACGCGGCGCGCGGCATCCTCCCACAGGCCTTCCCAGACCGCGCGATCAGCCGCCATGCGCTCCTGGTCGCGGATCACCTCTCCCGCGCGATCGTCAGGCATGATGCATCATGATGTCTTGGGGTTTGCCCTGATATAAATCCATTTCGTGTTTGGAGCACGGGGATCCAGTTGCAGCTTGAACGCATCCTTGTCGGCGGGAAGATTGCGCAGATATCGATTGATAATCGCCGCCTGCGCATCGTCATAGGTCGAAACAAACCCTTCGCCGAGCCGGTTCACCCACTCGTCCAATTCCCGTTCGTTCTTGAAATCCGGCACCGTGTTGCGGCTGCGCCAGGGATGGAACAACTTGCTTGCTTCCTCGTGCGGCAATTCGGGCAAGGCCGCTTCTTCCTCGGTCCTTCCCACACGCGATTGCCCGCTCACATCGGTCGGTCGCGCCTCCTGCCCGCCCACCAACTGCATCATCGCGCGCAGCTCCTCCAGCTCCCACGCTGGACGATCGCCCACCATCCCCTGCTCGCGCTGCGCCCGCCAGTAGGCGAGGCCGGGAATATCCACCATCAGCCGACGCCGCCGGAAATGCCGCCGCCGCGCCCGTTGTAGAGCTGCGAGCGCGGGCCGAGCCCGCCGAGGTTGGGCAGCCCGCTTTCGCTGGTGAGCACCGTTGCCGCCTGCCCGCGCCGCGCCGTGTTGTAGCGCTCGCGCGCGCGCATCTGCGCCTCATCGATGCGCGGCGGCGGCGGCGGCGCAATCGGCGCCGGAATGCTCGGCGGTCTTAAGAAGCCCATCGGCTCCTCCTATCCAAAGATCGAATAGCCTTCGGCCACTTGCGGCCGCTGCGTGCGGCCGATCGACGGCGTCTTGAGGCCGTGCGCGAGATAGCGGAATGCGTCGGCAGCGTGTGAGCAAAAATCATGCAGCGGATGATCCGCGAACACGCGCAGCCGCTCGTCCCACTTGCGCTGATACTGGCGCAGCGCGGAAATCCCGTCCTTGCACTTCTCCGCGTCGAACACGCACCTGTTGAGCAGCGCCCGCACCGCATTGATGCCGTCGTCGACCTTGTACATCGGCAGCACCGTGCCGCGGATACCGAGCCCGGCGAGCGCCTTCACCCGCGTCGTGCCGGTGATCAGTTCGCTCGCCTCGGCATCGTGCGGCAGGATGTGGTTGTCGTATGCGTAAGGCTTAGACTTTAATACCTTGGCATAGTGATCAAGGCCGTAACCGCGGTTGGCGTAATAGTCGATCACGCGCACCTCGCGCCCGACCTGCTGCACGAACCAGATCGCGGTATCGTCGCCGATGCCGAGATCCCACGCCGTCGTCACCGCGTGGCCGGCATCGTAGGGAACGCGCGTGAGCTGCCCGTTCTTCTCCATCTGCGCGAATTGCGCGCCGTAGTAGCTGCCGCGGATGATCGCATCGAACGAGCAGTAGTATTCCTGGCGGATGTAGATGCCGGCATCCTCGACGTTGCCGAACTCGTCCGCCATCTCTCTGCGCTCGCGCTCGACGATGTGGCTCGGGATCGCGCGCGTGTCCTCCACCGTGAGCAGCTGCGCGAACCAGTCCGGCTCGCGCCGCGCCATGTTGTAGATATCGACGCCATGATTGCGCCCGCGCGGCGTGTAGATGAACACCGCCCAGCCGCCGTTCTCGGCGAGGATCGGCCGCACGTAGGACCACGCCGTCGGATCGGCGAGCGCGTATTCGGAGAACACCACGCCGACCGGGTTGGCGCCCACCAGGTTGTCGTAGTTGTCCGAGCCGACGCATTGCCAGATCGAGCCGTTGATGAGCTCGATCTTCATCTCCTGATCGTTGGTCTTGGCGCGCAAATCGGCCGGGAACGCCTGCTCGATGAAGCGGACGCCGGATGATGCGATCCCGTCCCACACGATCTTGCGCACCTGACGTTGCGTCGGCGCCATGTGCCAGTAGAGCCCGACGCGCTGCGCCGCCGACACGGCGGTCCAATTCAGCGTCATGCTGTCCTTGCCGGCGCGACGATGCCACACCAGCACCGCGCGCTTGCCGCCGTTCTGCAAATAGCACCATGCCGGCAGCTGGTAGCTGCGCGGATCCCACTCGTTGGGCAGCGTGAGCGTCTTGGCCGGCTGGTCATTCATCGTAACGCTTGATCGCCGGGCCGCCGCCGTTGCGATCCCCGCCTTCGCGGGGACGGCCGTTGCTGCTGCTGTCCTCGATCGGCTCGTGCTCGATCAATGCGCTGCCATTGGTCTGCGCGCGACCGTCGAGGTGGATGATGAATTGCTTGACTTCGAGGTGGATGCCGCCGCCGTTGTTGCCGCGGTGATCGATCGTGGCGAGGCGGGGGTGCAGATAGGGCGCGGCCGACTTCGCCATGTCGTCGCGACGCCGCACGGCCGCCATGGGATCGCGCATCACCAGAAGCATGTAATCGATCGGCAGCAGGCCTGCCGAGGCTTGCGCGGCCTCGATTGCTTCCTCGGTTGCAGCGATGATCCTTGGTTTGTTGCCGGTGCCTTTTTGCCGCCCGCCGGTTTTTCGACCGAGGGCCATGGGGCCGCTCCTTCTAACCGATCAAACTTATCTATCTGAGCAGATAGGCGATGGCAGCGGCGATGGTAGCGAGGACGGCGGCGACGGCGAGCCACATGAGGATATTGATCGCATCCACCGGCTCACTTGCCCCGACCTTTTGCGCTGCCTTTGCGCTCAGGCAGGCGCGCCGGCGGCTTGTGGGCGGTGAATTCCTTGCCGACGGATTTGGGGATGCCCAGCGTGGAGCGGCCGTGGGCGGCGGCCTGCATGGCGCGCAGCTGGGCCTTGGATTTGACGGGCATGGCGGACTTCCTATGGCTTCCTGACACCATTGCCGAGCGAGCCGGACGGGCGCGTGTGGGGAAGGGGTTTTCCGTCCGGCCCGCTGTTCCCCGGCTAGCAAGGGCGGTTGCGCCGGGAAACAAAAAACCCCCGCGGAAACGCGAGGGCCATAGAACTGCATCTTGGCGTTTTTACCTCCACTTACCCGACGCCGTCAAGCGGTGGCCCACAGGCTCAGCAGCAGGGCGATGAGCGCGAGCGCGGCGGCGATGAGCAGCACGCGGGCGCCGCGGCGTTCGAGGCCGGTCATGAAAAATCCATTGGTGCAATCGAGGCGTAGCCGAGCGCAATAGCTGCGAGCTCCAGCGCCAGCCGGAACTGCTCGGCGAACACCTTGAGCTGCCGCTCGCTCGCGTAGCCGCGCCTGACGCCGGCCTGGTAGAGGAACATCCGCTCGGCGAGCACGTCGCGCAGCAGGAAGAACCGGCGCGGCCCGATCTCGGCGCGCAGCTTGCGCAACTCGGCCATTGCCCAGCATACCCGGTCGCCGATCGTGGAGACCGCCACGGCGCCGCCGTCGACCGGCGTCTGCGTGGTGTCGACCGCGCCGACGCGGCCGATATCGGCGAGCTCGAACAGTTCCTGCACATGCCGGCCGGCGGCGTATTGCGCCTGGTCGATGTGGCCGCGGCGGAACAGCCGGCCGAGCGGATCGTCGCGCAGCGAGGCGAGCGCAAGGATGCGCCCGCCCGGCTCGTAGGGATCGTCGGCCTCGATCGTGGCGACGTCGGCGTTGTAGGGCGGCGATGCGCGGCGGTCGGGGAGGGCTTGCGGCTTGCTCATGCGGATCGCTCCGGCAGGTCGGTTCTCTCTCCAGGAACGGCTCGCTCCGGCAATGCGGTTCTCTCAAGTCGCACGGCTCGCTCCCGTCGTCCGGTTCACTCTCCAGGAACGGCTCGCTCCGGCATGTCGGTTCTCTTGCCTGCAACGGCTCGCTCTCGTTACACCGTTCTCTCCGACCGCTAGGCTCGCTCCGACGATTCGGTACTCTCAGTGGTTTCGGCTCGCTCTCTCAACACGGTTCTCTCGCGGTTGACGGCTCGCTCCTTTGCAACAGTTCGCTCTGTAGCACCGGCTCGCTCAGTTATCTCGGTTCTCTCACTCGTCTCGGCTCGCTCTAGCTCGACGGTTCTCTCACGACGGGCGGCTCGCTCTAGCTTGACGGTTCTCTCGCGAATGGCGGCTCGCTCTAGCTTGACGGTTCTCTCGCGAATGGCGGCTCGCTCTAGCTTGACGGTTCTCTCGCGAATATCGGCTCGCTTTCACTTCACGGTGCGCTCTAGAGGTTCGGCTCGCTCGCGCTGTTCGGTCCTCTCAAACCCCCCGGCCTTCACGGCCTGCGCACATGCGCGTGGCCGAGAATGGCGATCGGATACGGCAGCGGCGGCTCCCTGCCGTACTCGTGGCGATACCACTCGCCATGTAGATCGGACAAGAACTGCTTGACCGCATAGCGCGTCGCCCGCAGGTCGAGCCGGCCGGGCGGCAGGCGCCCGCGCTCGTAGTGCGCGCGCTGCTCCGCCGTCATCCGCGGCCCGCGCGCCGCGAGATCGGACTTGCACAGCTCCGCATGCTCGCCGCGCTGATCGCGCGCGATCTCGTACCGCTTGCGCTGCAGGTAAAGGTGGCCATAGACGCAGCCCTCGTGCCCGGAGAATTTCTTGAAGCTCTCGCCCAGCTTCCAGCACAAGACCTTCAAGCCGGCGTTGTATGGCCGCTTCTGGCCCTTGCCCCATTTCAGCGTCGGATCGAGGCCGGCGAAGCGCCAGATGTGGCCGACCGTCGGCGCGGCCTTGATGTCGATATGCGCCAGCAGGCCGGCCGCGATCACCGGGCCGATGCCGACGATGCCGCGCGTCCATGCGCCCATCGGATGCGCGCTCGAGTAGCGGTCGAGCGCCGCCTTGACCTGGTTCTCCATGAACATGGCGTTGCTGGAAAACCAGTCGAGCACGGCATGCGGCTCGTCCGCCATGGCGCGGCGGCGGTTGTCCTGCACGATGCGCTGTTTCTGCATCGAGTAGTAGCCGTCGACCAGGAAGCGAACCTCCTGGTCGGACAGCGTGCGCGCCGCCTCGCGCAGGTCTTTCGACAGACGCTGCACGGCTTCCTGGTCGAGATAGGTCATGGCCGCTCCCACATGTCGGTTCTCTCAGCACATACGGCTCGCTCACTTCGAACGGTTCACTCTGATCAACCGGCTCGCTCGCTCTTGACGGTGCTCTCGCCTGCGATGGCTCACTCATCACCGACGGTCCTCTCGAAGTCTGCGGCTCGCTCTGGAACTTCGGTTCTCTCACGAACAACGGCTCACTCAGTCATGGCGGCTGCTCCTGTTCGGCCTCCTCGCGCAGGCGGTTGAGCGTTTCGAGCACGGCTTGCATGCGCTGCATGTGCAATTCGGCCACCGACTGGCGCATTTTTCCGCTTGCCACTTGGCTAGCGTAGACGCGCCGGCGCAGCGATAATTCTCTTTCGACTTCCTCGATCTGCTGGTTGAGCGAGATCATAGCCTAAGCCCCCTTGCCGCCGTTGGTCGGTCGCCATTGCTTGCCGTCCCAGGCATAGCCCTTGCCGGCCATGAAGGCGTCCTGCTCTTCCAGAGTCATCGTCGGTTGGCTCGGCTGCGTTTCCGTCCAGCGCTTGTCGTCGAGCCAGCGGGCGGCGCTGGCGATGTAGCGCGTGCCGACATTGCCGAGCCTGGCCTGCGCCTCGGCATAGCCCTTGGCGCCGTCGACGATGGCTTGCGGGTCAACCCCGTCCTCGACTGCTTGGCCGAAGGACTCGCGAGCCGCTTGCTCGCTGTTGCCGCCCTCGCGTTCCGGGTAGCTCTGCCAGAAGCGCTGGAAGCTTTCTTCCTGATCGAATTTTTCCTCGCGCGCGCGCGAAGACGCGAGAGATGTATCTTCCTTCTTGGAGGAAGATACATCTTGAGAGTCTGGAGTATGGAGTAAGGTAGGTAGAGGCTTGGTACTACCACGGTAATACCGAGCCTTTACCGCGGTAGACTGCCGCTCGTGATATTTCAATGAGTTAGCCAATTCCTTGCCGATCCGCTTGTGGGAAAGCATGGGGGGGATGCTGGCGTCCGGCATGAACAGCGCACGCAGCTTGTCCCGGCTGGCTTTCCACTGCTTATGGTGGAGGTGGCAGATTGCCATCAGTTGCCGGTCATCGTCCGGGATATTGCCGCCATGCACCCACGCATACCCGAGCAAGAATTGATACGCCGAACGCTCGATGTGCGTCAGGTGCAGCGTATCGCGCCAGTAGTCGCCCCAGTGCCATTGCATCGTGTGCGGCGCGTGCGTCATGGCCGATCGTCCGGATCGTGGTTGCGCATGAACAGGTGGGCCGTGTTGAGCAACGCTTTGACGTTGACGCGGATGGCGGCCCATTCTTTGGCTGTGACGCCGATAATCTGGGCGAGCTCGGCATCGCTATCGGGCAATGAACCATGACGATGCCGGTGCATCATCAGACGGAAAAAAGCGCCAAATTCCAATGCACTGCAATCGCGCGTCGCCTCCAAGAATGCGACCGTATGAATAAAGATCGGGCGATCGTCGTCGCCGATAGCGCTCACGGCCTCTCCTCCCGGATGCCGATGCAGCGCAGGCCGCAGTCGCGCAGCAGCCGCTTGAGCAGCCGCCGCAGGGCGTGCAGCCCCGCGCGCTCGTCGGCCGCCAGCACGCGGATCACGTAGACGCGCGGCAGGCGCGGCGGCGCGGTCATGCGGATGCCCCTTGACGCGGCTGGTTTTTGTCGTTACATAAACGGGTATGGCTGAAGTGACCCTGGAATTCATCGGCGAACGGCTGGAGCGTATCCAGGCCGACTTGGCGGCGGTGCGCGCCGATATCGCCGACATAAAAGCCGACATCACTGTGCTGACCGGCATGGTGCTGCGCCTCGAGCGCGGCATGGTGCAGATGCGCGACGGCTTGGCCTCCCTGTCCGAGCGCGTGCGCAAGCTGGAACAGACCGAATAGCTCGCTTATGCCGACGGTTCGCATGACGCTTGAAGAGGCGCGCAAGTTCAAATTGACGCGCGCGGAAAAGCGGCGGCTCGATGCGATGACCGACGCCGAGATCACGGCGGCGGCGAAGGCCGATCCCGATAATCCGCCGCTCACCGATGCCGAGTTCGCGCTGATGCGCAAGCTGCGGCGCGGCGGCCGGCCGCCGGTGGCGGAAGCCGAGCGCAAGGTGCAGGTGACGCTGCGGCTGCCGCGGCGCGTGCTCGATTGGTACCGCGCCTCCGGCCCCGGCTGGCAGACGCGCATGGGCGCAACGCTCGCCCGCGCGGCGCCGGCGGGCCCCATCCCGGCCAAGCGGCGTAAGGCGAAATAGCCATGAAACGAGCCATCGGCTGGATCGTCAGTTGGGCGCTCTTTTGGCTGGGTCATGGCGTATCGCGTCTGTTTCGGCTGAAGCTGGTTGATCGGCTCGATCAATTGCATCCTTACCCGCTGTATTGCTGGTTCATGGGAACCTCGCTCGACGTGCAAGATTGGGCCGGCAATGATGGACCGTGGAAACGGCCGGCGCCCCGTGACCGCCAACCCGAGTGCTGAGACGACGGCAGGGCGACACAATCATGTGGCCTCGCTCTGCGCCATCGCCGCGTCCCCGCGCAGGCGGGGATCCGGGTCGAGATCGTGCGCCGCGCTCGCGGAAAACACCGCGTCGGTTAAGCCGCGCAGCCCCTCGCTCCTAGGGTCGCTCGCCCAGCCGCAGTTGCACCAGGCGAGCGTGACGCCGCCGCGAGAACTGAGAATGGGAACGAGGCGCGAGCTGTGCTCCGCTTCACCCGATCGACCGCAACCGGCGTTGATGCCCAAGGCAGCGCAACTACATCGGCGCAGAAATCGGAGGGTCCGCCCTATAACGGACCGCTGGGGGCCTTGCGAGCCGTACCAGACGCCTCTGGGGTATTTTGGGTGAGGCGCGATCATCGCCGGGCCTCGGAAAGAAAAGGCGGCGCACCAATCGCCGCAGTTGCCGACAGCTGTGCGTCGGAGCTGTTAACAGCCTCGACCATGGCGGCCAATGCCTCGCGGTGCTGATCGGCAAGGCCGGCGGGATCGTCAGGCGACATTGAAGCGCCTCGTGTCGTTGCCCCAGACCGTCCAACCCCGCCGCTCCTGCCGCGCGAATAATTCGAGGTAAGGCCCAGCGACTAGCCGTTCGATCCGCTCATGCACGCAGTCGGGCTTGCGGGAATGCTCGCGCCCCGGCTCAATTATCGCTTGTCGCACATCGGCGTTAAGGCGCTTGGGCTTGCCGCGGGTGGCGAGCAAGCATGGTTCGGTATTGGCGCGGGTCCAGTAGCCCATGCCCATAGATGCGGGAATCGACCGCTCGAATAATTCGATTTGTCCGGCATGGGCTTTCGTCCAATCGAACGCACATGTTTTGTAAGCGAATCCCCACGCGCTGAGGAGCGATATGGCATCTTCTAGGTTCGGCCACGTCACCCAAAGGAACAACGCACAATCGTCGGCCGCCAAGCTGGCAACCGGCAGCCCGCGCAAGTCGTCAATAGGCATTGTGTTGTAGTGTGTGGCGGCCGAGACGTTCGTTCCGGCGCCGCGCCGCCGGATTGCCTCGCGGTTATCCCATGTGCGGAATCGCCACGGCGGGTCGGCGAGGATCGCGCCGAAATGGTTGCGCGGCAGGCCGGCAAAGGCGTCGGGCGCGGTCATGGCGCGCCCTCCTCGGCCAGGCCTGCGAACAATGGCGCGCGCATCGCATCGAGCGCTTCGTAGGCTTGGCGGTTGAGCCACAGGCATTCGGTGCGCGGCCTCGCCCCATCGGCATACGCTTGCGTCTCGCTGCGCCGCCACCCGGGCAGCAGCTCGTCGTAATCGGGCGACGGATAGCCTGAGAGCGCTACCATGCCGTCGAGCAGCCGCAGCGTGTCAAGCAAGCGGACGTGTCCTGCCCGATCGATCTCATGCGTGTAGGCGACGTATCCGTTGCCCTTGCGGTTTCCTATGCGGCTGCGCGTTTCGGGCATGTAGGGCGGATCGCAATAGAACAGCACATCATCGCCGTCGTGCTGGCGCATCAGCTCGATGGCGTCGCGGTTCTCGATGCACACGCCGTCGAGGCGCACGATCGCTCTTTGCAGGGCGTCGGGGTAGCGCGCCCAATCGTGCGAAGGGATCGTGCTGAACGGTGATCTAGCGCTTCGAGTGGTGTTGTTGCGGAAGCCTGTCGCCCCGGCAAGCGCGACGTTGCTTACCGAGCCAATGCCCATAAACGAACGAATGATCAATCGCCGCGCGCGCTCGATCGCGTCGTCCGTCGTCTGATATGCGAGCTCGAATTCACGCCGGGCGAAAGGTGTCAATCGCAACGCTTCCAGCAACCGCGCCGAACGGCCGACGTCGCGCAAGATGCAAAACAGATTGACGGCCTCATCGTCGAGATCGTTCCAGAGCTCAGCGAAACTGCGCTCCTTGCGCAGAAGCACGCTCGCCGCCCCGCCGAACGGCTCGACGTACACGCGGTGCGGCGGGAAATGCGCAATGATCCAAGGAGCGAGTTTCCATTTTCCGCCGTGCCATCTCAAAACCGGTCGGGTGGGCGCGGTCGTCACGTCCCCTCCTCGCGCCAGCCGCTCGCTTCCTCGATCCGCATCGCCAACAGCGCCAGCTCGTCGCGCAGCCGCGCGTCGGTCTCGCGCAGCTGAGCGATCCTGCGCCGGGCGTGCAGCACGGTGGTGTGGTCGCGCCCGCCGAAGGCGCGCCCGATATGCGGCAGCGAATGGGTCGTCATCGCGCAGCAGAGATAGATCGCGACGTGCCGCGGCCAGCACGCCGCCCGATCGCGCCGCGCCGCGATCAGCTCGGTCGCCGGCAGCCGATAGAAGCTAGCGACGACGCGGCGGATCAGCTTGCAGGTCGGGCGCGGCGCGCCGCTTTCGCTTCGCTCGCCGGCGGCGATTTTTTCCGCCCGCGCCACCAGCCGGTAGAGCTCAAGGTCGACGGGCTCAGGCGAAGGGGCTGGCTGCTGCATCGGCTGTTCCGGTTCTGGCGGTGGCGGTTCTGGTTCCGGCGCAAACCAGCGGCGCCGGCGTTCGATATGCTCGTGGTGCAGCCGGTCCAGGAGCTCACCCATGCGTCATGCCTCCCCGCATCCGAGGTTTACGCCGTCGCTTCGATTGTTCCTCTTCGGAAGGTGAGATTGTTCACGCCGCCTTCGGCCGGGCGGCTTGATCAGCGATCAGCTTCGTCGTTTAGCCAGGGCGCGATCCATTCCGCCCAGTCCGCCAGCCTGTTCCCGCAGCCGATCAAGCGTCGGGCGATGAAACTCCGGATCGCTTTGCACCAGTAGCGCTTCGAGCCGGGCGAGCCGGCTTCTGAGCTCGGCGATCTCATTGCGCGAGACCTCCTTGCGGCGCTTCTCGAGCGCCACAGCGATCGACTGCATCTCGTGTTCCTCGATGCGGCGCGCCTTGCCGTACCAGATGTCGAACGCGCGCCAGTAGGTGAGCCCGGCCCGGCGCGCTGAGCGCGCGATCGCCGCCTTCACCCGGTCGCCGCGCGTCCACGGCTCGGCAAGCTCGCGAAGGGCGGCGCGGGCTCCCAAGGAATTGGCGTGATTTTGGGAGGCATCCTCGCCCTCCCAAGACTTTTCTGCGCCCCTCTCCCGCATGGTCACGCGACCTCCCGAGCCGCCAACACGATCAGGAGATCCGACGTTACGTTCGCCGCCTTTGCGCGCGGCGAGGACACCACCGCCGCCCACCATTCCGATGGAATGCGGTCACGCTGCGCCCACTTGCGGACGGCCGCTGCGCCAGCACCGATCTCAGCCGCCATGGCATCCGGTGATGGCCACAGCCCGATGATTGAGCGAAAATCAGAAATCTCAGGCATGGCCTCAATTGTAGGACAAAGCGTCCTTTATAACAAGGCCGATCTGTCCCGTGACCGTTCAATGCAGGGCCTGGACAATGTGTCCATGGCCAGGATGTCGGACACCGAGGAGAAACTCGCCTTCATTCGCCGGACGAAATTGGCGCGCGAGGCGACATTTGAAACGCAAAAGCCAATGTGTACGATCTTGGGCCTGGATCAGGGGACTTACAAGCAATACGAATCAAGAACTCCGCTGCCGCATCGCTACATCCCGAAGTTTTGTGCCGCAACAAGGGTTTCCATGGAATGGCTTCTGACCGGCGAGGGTCAGGGCCCACCGACTCAGGAATATCCGAAAGAAATTCCCGTTCGCCGACGCCGACGCCGAAAGGCGGCATAGGTGCGCCGGACAAATCGTCCTTGACGGCAAGGACAATTTGTCCTACGCTGCTTCCGACGCTCGATTTCCGAGCCAGGAAGCAGCCATGCACGGAACTATCCCCAACCGCCTGTCGACCGCCGACTACGAGCGCGAGCGCCAAGCGATCCGCGAGACCTACGGCGAGAGCTCCGCGGAAGCCGTGGCCCGGCGCGACCAGGCGCTCGCGAAGCTGTTCTACCGCTCCGGATGGACGCAGGAAGATCTGGCGAAGAAAGAAGGGACTGCGCAGCAGCACATCGCTCGCCGTTTGAAATTTGGCCAATTCCTGGACTTTTTTGAAAATACACCCACGGGTGTAAATGCTGATTTCAGCCCGAACGCGCTCACCGAACGGCATTTCCGCAAATATTGGGAGCGCACCGACAAGGCCGGCGGCAACGAGCGCATCCGCTTCCGCGCCGTGATCGAGCTGATGCAGCGCGAGGCGACGTTCCGGCGCGAACGGCGTCCGCTGATCGGCCGCGAGATCATCGCCAAGTTCGCCGACGGCAAGTGGCACGGCCTCGCCGCCATCGCCAAGGCGCTCGATACCGAAGAGGACCACGTCGCCGATACCCTGCATAACATGCAGGCGCTGCGCCGCGCCTACGGCGCCAGCTGCGAAAAGAAGCAGTCCGGCAAGCAGACGCTCTATCGCATCTTCAAGATCGACAAGAGCGTCGGCCTCGCCGAGATCAAGACCAAGCTTCACCCCATCATCACCGGACTCAAGGCGGAAGGGCGCAAGCACGCGGCCACCATGTCGGTCGCCGCCGTCGCAGCCCTCGCGACCGCCTTGGAGCGGCTCGTGAAGGAATGGGAGGAAGGCATCGATCCGTCGCGCACACGCCCAGACGAATTCGCTGCCACAGTTGCGGGCGTGAAGGACGACGACAATGACTGACTTCCGTTTGCTGAATTCGGAAACGCGCAAGCTGACGCGCGCGCTCGCCGAGGAGTTCCACGCCATGGAGCCCTCGCCGACCGAACGCGAGCTCGACCGCAAGCGGGTCGAGCATCTGCGCGGCAAGGCCGACAAGGGCCATCTGGTTACCTTCCAATGGTCGGTCGCCAAGCTCGGCAATCGCCGGGTGCGCATGAACGGGCAGCATTCCTCGACCATGCTCACCGAGCTCAACGGTGCGTTTCCCGAGGATCTGACGGTGCATCTCGACGAATACGAGGTCGACAGCGAATTCGCCCTGGCCTCGCTGTTCCGCCAGTTCGACGATCGCAAGTCGAGCCGCAATGCGCGCGATGTCGCCGGCGCCTATCAGATGCTGTTCGAGCCGCTGCGCGACGTGCCGCGGCCGTCCGCCAAGCTCGCGGCCGAAGGCATCACCTGGTACCGGCGCTTCGTCGAAGGCGTGCAGGCGGCCTCGGGCGACGATCAGTATGAACTGTTCAACCAGACCGGCACGCACGCGTTCATCCGCTGGATCGGCGAAGTGCTGTCGATCAAGACGCCGGAACTCAAGAAGGCGCCGCTCATCGCCGCCATGTATGCGGGCTTCATCGCCAGCGACGGCGACGCCCGCAAGTTCTGGAACGATGTCGCTCGCGGCGGCGTCGAATACGAGGACGATGCGCCAGCAACCGTGCTCGACAGCTGGCTGAAGGCGCTCAAGGAGGAGAAGAACGGGCTCAAGCCCGGGCAGTACTATCAGGGCGCAATCTTCGCCTGGAACGCGTTCCGGGAAGGCAAGCCGATCACCAAGAGCATCAAATATGACGTGAGCAAGGGTTTTCACCGCGTCATCTGATCGAGCTGCGGCGGCGAGGCCAGATCTCGCCGCCGTTTTCACCGTGATGGGCAAGAGGCTGAGATCATGAAAGCGAAGAGGCTTACCGCGGAAGAGATCTACGCGATGATGACACCGGAGGATCGCACGATTGTGGAGCAAGGCCGAAAGGCTTTGGCCGATCTAAGGACACGCCAATATCTGGGTTACTTGTTCGGTTCGGGGCGGATGCCGAAACGCTTGAACGAGTCCGATCTATCGCTGGATGTATTGCATGACGCCCGCGCGGTCCTTGACGCACTGATCGCCAAAGTCGAGGCGCGCCCATGACCATCCTCCACACCGCCGCCGAGCTTGTCGCGCTGTCGCTGTTCCTCGCCACGATCGCGGTGTGGGCGGCGATCCTAGGAGGCGCGCAATGAACGCCGAGCCTGGTCCCATGCACATGATGACCTACCTGCGCATGTGCGCACGCGCGCGCGCTCGCCAGCTCGCCGGCGTCGTCGACGCCTATCTGCACACGCTGCCGCCGCCGGCGCGCAAAGCTGCGCTCGACAAGTTCGCCGGGATCTGGGTCGAGCACCACCGCATGTGGGCGAACCGCATCGACAACGCCATCGCGCTCGAAGCCGAGCACGAGCTCAACTCGTTCGACTGGTTGGAAACCGAGGCCGCGCTGCAAACGCTCGCGCGCGATCTGGAGCAAGGACAGAAAGATGCCAATTAGCATCGAATACAAATTCGAGGAGCTCAATCTGATCCTCGATCCGAACCGCCCCACCCGCGCCATAGGCTGGTTCAACGGCGCCGCCGAGATCATCGCCGACCGCAGTGGTTACGCCGTTGGCGACATCTACCTGCCGAACGCCACCAGCAGCGTCGGCGCGCTTGACAAGTTCATCGCCATTTCACCCGCGCACCAGTGGCACCCGCTGTTCGAGGCGTCGCTGCGGGCGCAGTTCAATCGCGCGATCGAGGACACGATCACCGCTTATCTGGAGACCGCATGATGCGAAGAACCATAGCCGCAATGCTGCTGTGCCTGGCGGCGTCGCCGGCAGCCGCCCTATGCCCATCATATCTTCCCAACGACGCTTTTTTCAGATGTTTCGATCAGGAACGGGCCATCCAAAACCAGCAATTCCAAATCGAGCAAATGAACCGGCAAATGAACGAGGAAATGGACCAACTCTGGAAGCGGCAGGAGCGGATCGAACAGGAGCGCGCCAGGCGTGAAGGCCGCATCCACATTCCGACATCGCCCCCTATCCGTTCTTATCCCTGGTGACTGACATGAGCGACTATGCCTACTGGACCGCCCGCCTGTCCGGCGTGGACGCGCCGCATCCCGACCTGCCGCAGCCAGGACGATACCGCCTGCCGGCGGCGCGGAAAAATCCATCGACCTCGCCGGGAGCCGTGCGCGAGGGCAAGCCGCCGAAATCCTGGCCGGTCGCGATCTGGGTTGACGACGACAAGAGCATGCGCGTCCTGATCGGCCCGAGCCGGCTGCTGCGCGAGGGGCAAACCGTCAATGGCGATAACCCGTATCTGGCGTTTGTCGATTCCGGGTGGCCGCGTTGCGCGCCCGTTTCCCAGGAGGAATACAGCACCGTCATCGGCGGCGGCTCGTGGCAGGACGAGCACGACGCCGTCAGCCGCAGCAACAAAGCGCCGCCCGCCAATTCGTTCGAAGCGTTGCTGGATCGCATTGAGGATCTTGCTCGCGAGGCTGACGCCCTGATCGCGGCTGGCGCTGCCGCCGACCAGGCGACCTGCGACCAGGCCGCCGATCTCGCCAATGCGCTCGGGGCTTTGGAGCAGAAGGCCGACACCGCGCGCAAGGACGAGAAGGAGCCGCATCTGGAAGCCGGCCGCGCCGTCGACGCGAAATGGAAACCCGCCATCGTCAAGGCCGGCGACAGCAAGACCCGGCTCAAGGCAAAGGTGATTACGCCGTATCTCGCCGAGATCGAGCGGCGCCGCCAGGCGGCGGAATTCGAGCAGCTCACGCTCGGCACGCCGCCGGGCGAGGCCGCCCAGCCGAAGGTCACTGCGGGGACGCGCGGCCGCCCGGTCTCGATGCGCGAGAAGGTGACGGTGACGATTACCGACCGCGCCGCGCTGCTCGCGCATTTCGCTGAGCATGATGAGATTACTGAAACATTGCAAAAACTCGCCGAGCGCGCCGTGCGCGCCAAGATGACCCCGCCCGGCGTCGGCGTAACCGTGGAAAAGGTGGCGGCATGAACGCGCTCGTCGAAACCCAGAAACGCTCCGTCATCATCGACATGGCGACGCGCTACGGCATGGAGCCGGGCGCATTCGAGGCAACGCTCCGCGCCACCGTCATGTCCGCCAACGTCAATGTCACGCGCGAGCAGTTCGCCGCCTTCCTGCTGGTGGCGAAGGAATATAACCTGAACCCGCTTACGCGCGAGATCTTCGCCATCCCCGGCCGCAACGGCGGCATTCAGCCGGTGGTCTCGGTCGACGGGTGGATCAACCTGATCAATTCGCATCCGCAGCTCGACGGCATCGAGTTCGAGGACGCCGACGCCGCCATCACTTGCCGCATCTGGCGCAAGGACCGCGCCAAGCCCTGCACCGTGACCGAGTATCTCGCCGAATGCGACCGCGGCACCGAGCCGTGGCGCAAATGGCCGCGCCGCATGCTGCGCCACAAGGCGCTGATCCAGTGCGCGCGCTATGCCTTCGGCTTTGCCGGCATCGTCGATCCCGACGAGGCCGAGCGCATCGCGCCGGGCAACGGCCACAAATCCACGCCAACCAGAATATCGCCGCCGTCCGAGCCGCGCCCCGCCGTCTTCCCCCCGCCGCCGCCGCGCATCGCCGCGCCGAAAACCATGCCCGACTACGATCCCAGCACCGGCGAGATCTGGGACGATCCGCCACCGCCAACCGAGGCGACGGCGAACAAAGCCGCCGCGCCGCCGGCCGTCCAGCGGCCCCGGCAGGGCGATCCGCGCGACGGAGGCCCGCTGCCGGACTTCCTCGACCGCCGCGTCCCGCGCCGAGCGCCTGATATCGCCGAGCCTGAGATCGAGCGCGCGCAGGACCGCATGGCCGCAATCTTCGGCCACGACGAGCTTATGCGCGGGGCCGGCGTCGAAGAGCTGAACGAGCGCGACTGGCTCAACCAGCTGGAAGGTGCATTCTCGGGCTGCGAGGACATGGTGTCGCTCGGCCTCTTGCGCGACAAGCTGATGGCCGACGCGCATCTGGCGGCCCCGTCGGCGCGCCGCAAGGCGAAGCAATTGCTCGACCTCAACGCCGCCCGCATCATGGAGGCCGACCGTGACCAAGGCAGTGTTTCGCAAGCGTGACGCGCGCACGCTCGCTGCGGTCGACCAGGAGGGCCTCGACCTGCTGGCGCGCATCAAGGGCAACCGCGACGTGGTCGTGGAGGTCAAGCAAGCGCGCAATCCGCGCCATCACCGGCTCTTGTGGGCGATGCTCAAGCTGATCGCCGACCACACCGACCGCTTCCCCTCGACCGCGGCGGCGCTCACCGCGCTCAAGGTCGCCTGCGGCGAGGTCGACCCGGTGATCGACCCGGTGAGCGGCGAGGTGTTCTGGACCACCCGCTCGATTGCCTTCGAGAGCATGAGCCAGGTCGAGTTCGCGGCGTTCTTCGACCGCGCCGTCAACATCGTCGCCAACAGGTGGATGCCGCCGCACACCACGCCTGAAAGCGTGCGCGCCGAGATCGAGGCGATGATCGAGCCGGGCTGGATGAAGGGCCGCGCCGCATGAGCCGGCAGGAATTCTCAGTCAGCGTCAAGCGCGCCGCCGCCAAGCGCGCCAATGGCCATTGCGAGGAATGCACGCGCAGGCTCAGCGTCGGCGACTATCATTACGATCATGCCGTCGCCGACCAGCTCGGCGGCGCGCCGACGCTCGACAATTGCCGCGTTCTGTGCCGCTCCTGCCATCGGGCCAAGACCCGCAGCCGCGACCTGCCGCAGATCGCCAAGGCCAAGCGCCGCGAGCAGCGCCACATGGGCATCCGCAAGAGCGGGCGGCCCATGCCGGGATCGCGGGCGAGCGGATGGAAACAGAAAGTTGGTGGAGGGTGGGAGCGGCGCTCATGAGAGAATTGCACGTTATCCACGGGACGCGGCATGTCGCATGGCAATGCGGAACATGCGGCGTTTGGGCGACATGCCCGGAGATTGTTTACGAGCAGCACTACGCTCAAGGAGGATATCACTTCTGCCCGAACGGGCATCAATGGGGCTGGAGCAAAGAGAAATGCGAACGCGAGCAGTTGCGACGCGAGCGCGACATGCTCAAGCAGCAAGCCGCGCGCCTGGAAGATGAGGCGCGCCTAGCCAGCGAGCGCGCTGAAAAAGCGGAGGCCGCGAATAGGCGGATAAAAAAACGCTCCGCGGCCGGCACATGCCCATGCTGTCAACGAACTTTCTCGAACATGGCCGAGCACATGAAGCGACAGCACCCTCAGTTTGTTGCTGACAGTGGCGCGACGGTTATTCCGATTAAGCGCGGAACGAGGGCCAGCCCATGACCTCGCTCACCGCCCCGCCCGCGCGCCTGATGCCGCCGCCGGTCGCCGCCTGGTTCCTCGGCATCTCGACCGCGCGGTTGAAGAAATACGTCGCCGAGGGCGCGATTTCCTATGTGGGAAGCCGCCGCTCGCCCTTGTTCGATCCCTCCGATCTGGAGAAGTTCATCGCCGCCAACCGGAGAACCGAATCATGTCGCTCTATCGCCGCGCCCGTTCGCCGTTCTGGTACTACCGGTTCAAGATCGCAGGTCGAGAGTTTTGTGGATCGACTAAAACAGCGTCGGAACGCGATGCCAGGCGGGTCGAGCGGGAGCGGCGGCGAGCGGCCGAAACCGCGCTAGCGAAGGCGGGCCCGGGCGCGCCATTCACGTTCGGCGAGGCCTGCGAATTATGGTGGGCGCAGGTCGGCCAGCATCTCGCCGGCGAGGGCGCCGCCAACGCCGCCTGGTCGCTCGACTGGCTCAAGCGCGAGATCGGCGCGGGCCGGCGGCTTGCCGATATCGACGATGCGCTGGTCGCCGATCTGGTCGCGCAGCGGCGCGCGGAGCTTGGACGGCACGGCCAGGCGCTTTCCAACGCGACCGTCAACCGCTCGGTCACCGAGCCGCTGCGCAAGGCGCTGCTGCGGGCGCGAGATGTCGGCAAGGCCGAGCTCCAGCGCATCAACTGGCGCCTGCACATGCTCAAGGAGCCGGCCGAGCGGCCGCGCGAATTGTCCGCCGCCGAGGAGGCCCGCACCTTCGCCGCCGCGCGCCCCGACTATGCGCCGCTGATCGCCTTCGCGATCCTGACCGGGGCCCGGCAGGGCGAATGTCTCGCGCTGCGCTGGCGCGACATCGATTGGGGCGAGCGCTCGATCGCCGTCAAGGGCAAGGGCGGCAAGGCCGATACCATCCCGCTGCCGCCGGCGGTGCGCGCTGTGCTGTGGCAGTTGCGCGCCGATGTGGTCGCCGAGCTCGGCCTCGACGATCTGCCGGGGAGCTGGCCGGTCTTCACCTATCGCGCAGCCCGCACCCGCGACGGGCGCGAGCGGGGCGCCCGCCAGCCGATGACCGCCTCGGGCATCAAGACCATGTGGCGGCGGCTGCGCGTCAAGGCCGAGGTCGACGGCTTTCGCTGGCACGATCATCGGCACACGGCGGCGACCCGCATCCTGCGCGCGACCGGCAACTTAAAGATCGTCAAGGAATTGCTGCGGCATTCCTCGATCGAGACGACCTTGCGCTATGCGCATGTGCTCAAAGACGACGTGGCGGCGGCGATGCAGAAGGCGGCCGATGCAGCGGCCGCGCCTGCGGACGCGACACTTTGCGGGACACTCGCGCAAGGAGAGGAAAAACCGACGACGGGTCAAGAGGTTGGCGCAATCGCCCGCAATCCCCCCAGACTAGTGCGCTAACCGGGCTGCGCCACGCTCCGACCGATCCAACCCCTTGAAATTCCTAGTCTGTTGCGGGCGCTCCCGTCAAGCCGCCGGCACGGAAAATGAACGCCAAGGAACGAAAAATGCCGTTTTTGCTGCAAGCAGGTGTGACACTCGGTGGGACACTCGCCGCCGCCGTTGCGGAAACGTTCGCAGGCGCCCCCGGCGACCCGATCGCCTGCCTCTCCTGCGGCCGCAGCTTCCTCTATCGCGGGCCGGACGGCGACAGTTCCGGGCGCTTCTGTTGCGCCCGCTGCCGCGAATGGTACGACGCCGGTGGAATGCCGCAGCCGCCGATCGCCTCGTCGGTGCAAGCGCTGAACCGCTTCCCCGTTTCGCCGCGGATCATCCGGCAGGGACCGCGCGGCGCGATCGTGACGTGCCGCAGTTGCGGGCGCGAATTCGACAGCCTCGGATTGGCGACCTGTTCCGATTGCCGCGAGCGCAAGCCGCCTACCAAAGCGGCACAGGCAGCCCAAGGCGCGCTGGTGGACACCCCATCGACGCGGGATTATCGCTGCGTTGTTTGCGCGGGCAAGGTGCCGGTCAAGCGCACCTACAGCGCCACCACCCGAGACACCTGTTGTGCGGCGCATACAAGCGTCTGGCGCAAGGCCGCAAAATCGCAGGAAGGCGGGGAGCCAAGGGTCGGCGTTTCCAGCGATGCGGGAGCGCTTGCGGCACAAGGGTTTCCGAGCGGCCAGAAACCCGACCGACCCTCACTGGTCGGCCCCCGCGACATGCCGATCGATATCGTCGGCGGTTCCTCGCCGCGCCGCGCGACCAAGCCATAGCCCATGGACGCCGCCGCCCTTCTCCTGGTGGCGACCGTCGGCGGGAGGGCGCCGATAGGTTCGGCGTCCGTCGCCCCCCCGCTCGAAATTTCCGCGCAGGCGCGCCGCACCTGCCAGACCCGGCCCGGCCGCTCCGGCTGGTCCTGGCGCCAGGTCGACGGGCGGCGCTGCTGGTATCGCGGGCGCCGCCGCCTCGCCAAGAGCGCGCTGGCCTGGGCGCCTGAGAGAGCCCCTCGCCCGCAGGGCGATGCGGGCTCGCCCGCCAGAAAGAGGCCGGCGGGCGAGGCGCCGCCGGCGCCGCTGCCTAAGCCGCGGCCAGGCCCCCCTCGGCCGCAGGGCGATGCGGCCTCGCCCGGCGCGCCCTCGATCTGGAATGCTTACGCGGCCGCCGCCCCGGCGCCTCGCCCGGTCAGGACGATTGCCTATCCGGAAGGCGAGGCCTGGGAACCGCCGCCGCGCCTGCACGCCGTCAAGATGCCGCGCCAGGCCGCCGCGGCCAGGCCGCCCATCCTGCCCGGCCTCATGCTCCTGCTCGTGCTGTCGCTCATCGCCGCCGGCGTCGTCACCGCCGGGCTCAAGACCATCGCCGCGGCGGCGCGCCCGCTGCGCTAATGGGAGTGGCATATACGGCCATTGGGACATTTCGTGTCGACGAAACGGAGTTTCGCCATGGCGAAAGAACAGGGCGCGAGTGGCATGCGACGCGCGCTCACTGCCCTTGAAGCCCGCATCCTGGCGCACCGCGGCTTCCTCAGATGGCCGCTACAGCAGCCGCGACGAGCCCAACAGCGGCAGCGCCCGATCGAGGATCAGCAGCAAGCCGATCAGCACGATGATGATCCGGAAGATGGTCGACAGGTGCGCCGGCGCGCCCGGCAACAGCCCGATCAGCAGGTCGAACACGTAGATCAGGACGACGACGACGACCAGGACGATCAGGCAGAAGATCAGGAACGCGATCACCGGCGTCGTCTCGCCGCCACGGTTTTGGCTTTTGGCTTGGCAACGGCGGCTTTCGCCGCCGCCTTGGGATGTGGCTTCTCCGGCTCCTCCTCGTCGTCGTCCTCCTCCTCGTCTTCCTCGCCGTCCTCATCGTCGTCCTCGGGCGATGGTGGCGGGGCTGGCGGGGGCGGCGCCTGCTGCGGCTCGGCGTCGGCCACCTCGGCGGCGCGCACCTTGCCGGCCTTCACCTGATCGGCGACGTCGGCCCCGCTGTACTCGTCGCCGGGCTTAAACGTCTTGTCGCCGACCTTGATCTCCTCGATCGCCGTGTATTGCATCTTGCTCATCATTGCCTCCTGGTTAAACCGCTTGCCCGTTGACGGTGACCGCAATGCCCGGCGGCGCATCGATCGTTAAAGTCATGGCGACCGTGACCGGTTCCGGCATCGGCGGCCGCGGCTCGCGACCGCTGCCCGACCATTCACGCAGCAGTTGCTCGGCCTCGCCATCGTAGGCATTGACATCGGTTGGCGCCATGATCCCTTCTATTTCACCGCTCTGGCTGTACTGCCACAGCCACCAGCGATCCCATCCCTGCGGCAAGTCCGGCTCGCCCTCGCAATATTGCGCGAGCCATAACCGATATTGTTTCAGCTCATCGCCGTCCTCGCCGGCAATCAATGCATCCTTGAGACTGTGCCCGGTATAGAGAACCGCGCTGCGCTGTCCCATGTCGGAAATGATCCGCATGAACTCGGCAACCTCGGCAAGCGCGATGCCGGCCACCTCGAAGTCGCAGCAGATCAATGTATCCCGGTCGCCGTTCTGCTTGGCGATTTTGGCGAAGAAATCCGCCTGCGCCTGCATCGAGCCGGGACGCAGGAAGTGATACATGCCCCACGCCATGCCTGCCTCATCGGCGAGGAAACGTCGCGCGCTGATCTTATCATCGATGAACGATGTCCCCTCGGTCACCTTGTGGATGCACCCCAAAATTCCCGCCTGCTTTGCCGGGACAAGGGATTGTGGGATCTCATTGTGATGAGAAAGGTCGATAACCGCAGGTTTGAGCATCGTTTCCTCTTGCGCCGGAAGAAATAACTAAGGACAATCCGCGCATGAGAAGCGCGGACTGGATCGGATTTCGCCAAGGTCAACTGACCATCATCGCATTTGATGGACTGCAAACATTCAACCGCGGGAAAGCAGCCCGCTTCACGTTTCGGTGCGACTGCGGGAAGACCTTCTCAGCCCAGAAATCCAATATCGTTGGCACAGTCCGCATGGACTGCGGACATTCCATTCGCAAGCACGGCACGGCCCCGCCAAACTCTCATTCGCATCCGCTCTACAAAGTCTGGTGGCACATGATCGATCGCTGCCAAAACCCGAACAACAAATCATTCATCGACTACGGCGCCCGGCACATTTCGGTGTGCAAACGTTGGCGACAAGGCAACGCGACAAAGACAGGGTTTGAGTATTTTCTCTCCGATATGGGCGAGCGCCCCGACGGACACACCATTGAACGCATCGATGCCAACGGCAATTACGAACCGAATAATTGTCGATGGCTGGCAAAGGCCGATCAGTCAAAAAACCGTCGTGGCGTGAAACTGATCCAAATAGGCGATCGGATACAGACCATTCCCGATTGGTGCTCAGAGAACGGGATCGACTATTGGACTGCGAGACAGCGCATCCGGCGCGGATGGGCGCCGGAACGGGCTGTGACAGAACCTGTCTCACTGTAGTCGCCGCACATCACAGCCCCCGCTCCGGCCCCTCCACCCGGAACAGGAACGGATCGTCGATGCCGCTGCGATGCGGGGTCGCGCAGTCGCGCAGCATCTTGAACAACTCGACGCTGCGCGCGTGCTGGCGCTCCTCCAAGTTGTTGACGAACCACACCGCCGCGCCGATGCCGATCAGGTTCAGGACGACGATCGCCAGCATCAGCGGTTGCTGCTTCAAGCCGCCGATCACGTCGCTCGCCGCCTGGCCGGCAACCTGCATCGTGCTCGCCGGCGGCGGCCGCCGATCGGGCGGCGGCGGTTCATAGTCGGACCGTGACATGATCGCTCACCGCACGCTGCGCAGGCGCGAGCCGAGCCAGTCGAACGGCTGCGCCCGGCATTCCCACAGATAGACTCGCATCGCCACCGTGCCGCTCGGCGCTGCCGAGCGCCAGAAATGCGGCACCAGCGGCTGCCCGGCGCCCGGCCCCTGCGACGCCGAGAACGACTGATAGACGCGCGGGCCCGCGGCGTCGACGCGCGTCAGCTCCAGCATCAGCTTTTCCAGCGCGCCCTCGGTCCAGATGCGCAGCGCATAAACCGCAGTCGTGGTGTCCACCGGGAAGTCGGAACCGAGGTCGATGTGCTGGTTCTCGCCGGTGACGTCGCCGATGATGAAATGCCAGTGGCGTGGATCGGTGGAGTCGAAGCCGACCCCGCACATCTGCGCCAGGCTCGACGGCTGCGCTGTTTCTCCGATAGCGCCGGTTGCGTTGCGCAGGCCGACGAAGCCCCGATCGCTGCCGGCGACCACGGTCGGGCAGCTCCACACAAACGCATTCATGTAGCCGCCGAAATTCATCGAGGCGCCGGCGGCGCAGACATACTCCTCGGTGTGGAATTCCGCCGCCTTGTCGACCGAGCTGCGGGTCAGGAACGGCCAGCCGGCATGAAACGAGGCGCCGGTGAGGACGCCGCCGGCCGCCGTCATGTTGGTCCAGCCGGGATTGGGCTCGGCAGGATAATCCGCGATCGCCTTCGGCGCAGCGCCGCGCGTGTCGAGCGCGGTCGCGTTGTGGCGCGGCCACCATCCCGCGGTGATGCCGCGCTGGTCGTCCCACACCTCGGGATAGAGCGTGTTGTTGCTGGATACCCGCAGCCCGGGCCAGCGCGCCGGCGTCGTCTTGTCGGACGCGCGCACAATCAATCGGATCGGCGCGGCCTTGCCGATGCCGGGCGAGTCCACGTCCTCGATCTCGTCCTCGTCGCGCGTGGTGTTGGCGCAGCCGAGAATCGAGCCGCCGCCGCAGGTGCCGTTGACGTTCTGGATCAGCAAAACTTCGCCGTCGCGGTTGCGGCGGAAGCCGTTGCCGTCGCAGCGGAGCCCGCATTCGCTGGTGCCGGCATGATACGAGGCATCGATGACGATCGCATAGGTGTACTGGCCGATGCGCGAGCTGGAATCGATCGTCAGTCCGATGGCGCCCGGCTTGTCTCCGGTAGCTCCCTTGTTGTTCGCCTGATTGGTGGCGACGATGGCCGCGCGCCCAGTCGCCGGATTGCCGAAGCCCGGCTCCGAGCCCCAGTCGCCGTTCTCGAAGTTGCACCCTGAGATCTTCATCCCGCCGCCGAGCCGGCCGCGGACGCTGGTATTGTTGAAGTGGCAGTCGCTCGCATGAATGTCGTTGCCCTCGATATCGAAGGCCCAGGCGTAGCCCTGGTAATTGGCGGTATCGGCGCCGCCGAGCGGCCCGTCCTCACGCGAAGCGCCCGAGAGAAACTCGTTCTCGCGAAACTCGTGATACCAGGTCGCGCCGCTTAGCTTGCCGTCGAGCCGCAGGCAGCCGAATGAGCCCTCGACGCTCTCGGCCGGGACATTTCCTTGAACGCCGCCGCCATGCCGCCAGCGGCACTTGTCCCAACGCGTGCCGCGGCAATGATAGCCATAGAACAGCCACTCGCAGTCCGTGCCGTTGATGCCCTCGACGCCCTGCCCCGAGCCGGTCCTGACGCCGATCCCGCTCCAGTAATTGTTGCTCCAGATCCCGAGAGGATTGCCCTCGAACGCGGCGCGATGGCCGCTCCCGGCATAGACGAAGCAGTTACCGCTCGGCCTGCTCTCCTCGTCGATATTGTTAGGCCCGACATCGGCGATCTCGCTGACCCAGAATTGGCTCGCGCGCGGATACTGCGGGTTAAGGAAACGGATGCCGCCGGAGGGCCAGATCACGATATCCGCCGGCGCAGCGATGATCCTTGAGATCGCCGCGCTGTTATCGGTGCCGATGTTTCCTACCAGATTGCCATCGGCGACGACGCCGAGCTGCGCGGCGTAGAGGCATCCATTGGTGAGCATGAGCTGCCAGACCTGGCCGAGCTGGTCGACCACCTCGCCGTCCGTCCAGGTCGATCCGCCGGGCATGTGCCGATACCAGCCGTGCCCGCCGTCGCCGTAGCTGGCATAGCCGCCGACGAACACCACCTTGGTGATCGCGGTCGCGATTTCGGCATTGGCGAGCGCGGCGCGGTCGGGAAAGCTGCCGAGCGAAAACACCAGCTCGCCGAGCCCGGCATCGATCAGGGTCGGCTGGCCGCTCGCGTCGAAGAACGGATATTTCAGCGCCCGCGCCGCCGCCGGCGGCAGCCGTTGCAACGCTTCCCCGTAGGCGCCGCGCACCGCGCCGTCGATGTCGCGGCGCAGCGCCTGGTCGATCATCGCCGCCTTGTCGAGCGCGCGCTCGTGGCTCTCGGCGGGAAACGGATCGTTCGGAACGTAGTCGGTCTCTTGCGTGATCGGCGGATCGCGCGAGATCACCACCGTCTGCCCGACCGCAGGCGGCGCGACGAAGGCGACCGCGCCGCCGGCCGGGATGCCGGCCCCCGACACCGAATAGTGCGTGTTGATCGCCTGCGCCGTATCGAAGCCCCCCTGCCTTAAGATCACGCGCAGGTCGGCCTCGCTCAGGAAATAGCACGGGTATGGGAACACCGTCGTAATGCCATCCCCGGCGTAGGAGAACGTGTTGATCGTTGAGGGAACGGTCATGCTGCTACCTCTAAGGAAGAGGCCGCCGAAAGGCGGCCCCTGTCACGGTTTGTTCGCCTTGCGCGCGGCGGCGATTAAGGTACGGTTTGCGTATGCTTGATCTCAGACGAGTTGGCCGCGTGTCCTTGGTTGCAGGAGCCGCGTGGTTTGTTTTGTGCTTGCACTGGAACGCAACCTACAAATTCCACAATGACGAGTTCATGCCATGGCTCATGGCTGGATTGGCCATCATCTTTCTTGGAACGATCGGCGCCGTTTGGGCGCTGCAACCCAAGGATACAGAGCGCCGCGCTAACGAACCCATTGCGACGGACGGATCAGAAACGTCTGATCGTTCTCCTTCTCGATCCGCCGCTCCATCCGCCGCAGCGAACCGGGATTGAGGCTTTCCTGGATCTGATACAGGAACAGATAGTCCATCACGATGCGGGTGTAGAACAGGTTCATGAACGGCGTGTTGTTCAACCCCGTGCGGAATGCCGCCGACGCCACATCGTCGCCCGCGCGCACGCGTCCGTAAAGATCGACGATGTCCTGGAACGTGCCGGCTGCCGGTCCCGCCAGCGTCGTGACGACGCCATGGCCGAAGCGGTTCTTCACCTCGCCGAACAGAAAGTCGCCATAGATGCCGCCGCCGCCGCCCTGCGCCAGCGCGGCGAACCAGGTGTTCGGATTGGTCGGATCGCGCGGCGTCCGGCCCTTCACCAGATCCTTGGCCGACATCGCGGCATAGCCGAAGGCCGCGCTCCATAGCATGAGCTGCGCCACGCCGAGCATCTCGCCGTTGCCGTTGCGCAGAGCCTCGCCGAGCGTGTTGGCGCCGCGCCCGTAGATTTCCCGGCCGAGCGTCTTCTGCACCGTGCCGACGGCAAACGACTTGAACTGGCCGAAGAACCGCAGCATCTCGCCTTCGACCGTGCCCGGCTGCGTGCCACGCAGCATAGTCGTCCGCACCCGCGCATCCGGCTCAAGCACAGCATAGCCAGAGCGGTCGACGTAGTAGGTGCGAAGCTGGTCCGCGATCTCGCGTTTCATCGCTCTGGCGCGCGCCGGCGTCAGCGCTTTGCCCTGATCGGCCAGGATGCCGGCCACGGCCTCGTCTGGCAGGTCGAGGATCGTTTCCGTCACCACATAGTCGCGGCCGTCCGCTTCCTTCGTCGACGCCGAGCGGATCACGTTCCATCGCTTCTCGTCGATGTTGAACAGGCGCAGCACCCGCTGCAGATCGGCATCCAGCTCGGCAAACGGCAGATTGCGGTTGAGCGCAAGCCGGTGCGACATCGCGCGCGTGGCCGTCGCGCGCAGCTTATCCTGCCACCATTGCATCAGGTTCAGCTTGAAGAACATTTGCTGGATCTGCGACATGATGCCGGGCATGGCATCGTTGCCGAGCGAGAACCGCCCGGCCATGTCGCCGCGCATGCCCTCGTGCAGCACGCCGATCATGCCGTCGATCTCGGCCATCTCGTGCCGGTTGCGGCCGCGCATCAGTCCGGCGACGGCTTCGCCCATGGCGCTCAGGAAGCCGCGCCCCTGATAGCGCATTTCCGAGGCGTAGACCGGAATGTCGCCCATCTGCGACAGCACCGCGCCGCCGAGCTTGGCGATGTTCTCGCCGACGCGGACGCTGGCGCCGATCTGCGCGCTCATCCGATTGACGGCAAGCCGCGTCGTGCCGTCGAGCGTCGCCAGACTGTTGTGCGCCGTCCGTTCTTCCGCGCGGCTTATCAGTGCGCCGCCCTTCACCAGCTCGCCCATGATAGTGTTCAGATTGGCCCCCGGATTGGGTCCGAGCTTGCGCATCAAGCCGGTGGTCTGGGCATGCCATTCGAAGCCGCGTAGCAAGGCCTCGCGCAGATTGCCGACGCCGAATTGCTCGTTGTAATCGAACCAGTCGTCCGCCGACTTGAAATGCAGCGCCCGCTCGGCGCTCACCCGCTTGGCAATATTGGACGGCCCCTTGAACCCGGTCGGCTCGGCATCCGACGTCTTCAGATGATTGCCGTCGGACAACTGCTTGTAGGCCGCCTGTAGGAACTTCTCGGGATCGCGGCCCTCGAAGGTGCGGTCGGGATCGAGCTTCGGCAGAATGGCGGCCTTCCAGGCCTCATAGCCAGCCCGCATGATCTTGTAGGAATCGTGCGACTGCCGCACGATGTAGCCCGGCATCCTCTTGATCCAGGCGCCGGAATTGTTGGCGTCCTGGCGCACCGCTTCCTGCCACTTGTAGGCGATGTCGGCGATGCGCGCCGCCTCCTCCGGAATGCCTGGCGGCGCGTCGATATTGTCTTCCTTGGCCCGCAGCGCCCGCGCGATGTCGCGGTCGAAGGCGCCGGAGGCAAGCTCCTTGCGCAATCCGGCCACCTCGATGTCCGACATGAAGCCGCCGAGGTAGTAATTTGTGAGTTGCGTCTGCTCCGCGCCGACCGAGGCCCGTGCTCCCGGCCGCGGCCGATTCACGCCGACCAGCACGGCCTCGAGCCCGAGTCCTTCCTTGCCGGCGAATTGCGTGCGGATGTAGTCGATCGCCTCGAGCCGCGTCTTCAGGCCGATCGCGGCATTGCGCTTCTCGATCAGCGCCTGCTCGGCCATTTGCGCGGCATAGTCGTCGGCGGCCTTCAGCGCGGCTTCATCCAAGCCTTCTGCGGAGGCCGTCAGTTGCCGCTCGCGCGAGCGCCGCTGCAATTCCGTCAGCAGGTCGTCGAGCTCGTCGTCGCTGAGATCGCGGCCGGCGGCGCGCTTGATCTCGTCGATGCAGTCCTGGTAGCTCATCCGCCGCCCCGCCGCAGTCCGCAATTGGCGGCCGCCTGCACCGCCCGCCCATAGGCGTCGGCCGTCTCCGTCAGCTCGTCGAACGGCTTCAACTCGCGCGCCACCAGTTCCTCGTCGCCGAGCGCGCGGGCGAGGTTCTGTGTGTCCTGCATGATGTCGGCGAGACTTTCCTGGATGACAGCCGCATCGTCATTGGCCGGCGCGGCCTTGACGGTTTCGTCGCCGGCGCGGACGGCCTGCATGTCGACCAAACGACCCTCCTCGGGCGTGAAGTTCTTGGCACCGGCGGCGGCGACATCCTCCGGACGGAAAGGCGAACTGCTGGTCACGGCCTGGCGAACCGCAAGCTTTGATACATTCATCGGTGCGAATGGTTTCAGTTGCTTGGCAATGTCTTCCGAAGCTTCGATGTTGCCGTAACGACCGACCATGTTGGTCTGGCCCGCCTCATCGATCTCATCCCATAGCCGGGCCGCGACCTCGACCGGATGCCCTTTCGGAACATCGACATAGTGAACCTCGTTCGGCTTTCCTCCCCCCGTCCGGAAATCGCGCGCATAAGCAGGATCGGGCGTCAGCCAGCGCGGACCGCCGCTCGTCGGATCGACACCGCCATGATAGAAACGAACGGTATCCGGTGTTTGCGGCGGCACGGTTTCAGTCGCAAGCGGAACTTCGGACCGCGCGGGCGGCGCAGGTTCTCCGGCGATGGCTGCCCCGGCTTGACGCACTGCCGCCGTAGGCTGCTCGAACTCACCACCGCGGATCGGCGTCTCACTCGAACGCAGCGCCGGCTCAACATCAATTGCCCGCCCGGTCAGCGCTTGCGAGATGCCGACACGCAGCGCCGCCTCGCGCGCTTCCGCCGGAACCTGTTCCAGGATGCGCGGGATCGGCGCGTCGACAGGCTTGGTCGTCTGCCACGGCAGGCCGCGCGCGATCGCGTCTCCCGCCGCGCCTATGCCGACGTGCAGGCCGCCGCCGAGCGCGGTGCCGAGGCCAATCGCCAGCAGGCTGTCGGCCAGGTGATAGTCGGCCTGCTCCTGCTGCGCGACGCCGTAGACGATCGGCTCGACGATGGCGGCGCCGACGGCTCCTTCAACCGCCCCGACCCGCGCCCGCACAAGCCCGCGCCCAACCGCGCCGCCGGCCTGCGCCAATGCCGTGGCATAACGTGACGGCCCGATCACCGGCACGAACGCGGTCGCCACATTGAGCGGGTCCATCGCTGAAACCGCGAGCGCGGTACCGATATTGGCCATCGCCGGGCCGATGCCGGACGGCCCGCGCGCCATGATGTCCTTGCGCCTGCGCTCGTTCGACTTGCGCTCGATCAGGATGTCGAGCTGATCCTGGCGGATGCCGGTATCGGGAACGGTGAGCTGCAATCCTTCTTCCTTGATGCGCGCGCGCGCGTCTTGCGCCGAAACCATCGGCGAGGGTTCCGCAAGCTGGATCTCGCCGGTATCGGCGCCGACGCCGAGCGGCACGCCCTGTGCGGCATTGCGCAATTCGATGGCGCGACCGATCGACGGCGTCGGCGAGCGCACCCAGGCTTCCTCGGCCTGCGCGGCCAGCACGTCCGACATCGGCGCCTGAACGTCCGACCAGAAGATCGGTCCGGTGCGAACTTGTGGCAGGAACAGCGTCATGGCATGCCGCCCGGCATGGTCAGCCCTTGCGCCGGAGGAACAGAAGGCGGCGGCGATGCTGTCGGTTCCGGCACTGGCGGCGGCGCTGGCATGCTCCGCATTTGCGGCGTCAGGCCATAAATAATCTCGTGTTCGGAAAGCGGTGCAGTATCGTTGGCGCCTGCGCTCAATTGCAGGAGCCTTTCCCAGGACACCGTGAACGGCTTCCCATCGATCGTCACCGCCTTGCGGGTCGGCTCCTGCATTAGTGTCAGGCCCGTTTGGTCGAATGATGTGACCCAAAAGCCTTTACCGGCCTGTAATGAACGGACGAATTGCTCCTTGAAGTATTCCGGTTTCATGCCTCCCGGCGTCGCCGTCGGCAGATCGATGTCGCTCTGTGGCAGCAGCTGCGTGAGCGCCTGCTCGGCGCCATGCATGATCAGGCCGCTGTTGTATTCGTTGGGGATGCGCGCCATGCCGACCATGGTGAACTTCTTGCCGATAACATCCTCATAGGCGCGGCTGGCGGCGCGCTCGACCGAGTCGCCGTGGCCCATGTTGTCCATGGCCAGCTTGTAGATTGCTTCCTGGAACTGATTGAAGGTGATTTCCGCGCCGGGATTGTTCACCAGCGTCGAGCGGAAGCCGCGCATCCGCTCCAGCACGGTCTGCTGCAACCCGTCTCTGCCTTTCAATTCCTCGTCCTTGTAGGCCTTCTCCATTTCCTTGAGCGGGATTTTCGAGAGCTGCGCCAGCCGCTGCGCGGCATGCGCCTGATCCGGCTGGTTCATGGTGCCGATCACGACCGCTGTGCCGGGCAGGTTCTTGGCAATCTCGCCATGCACCTTCGGCCACATCGATCCCCATTGCGCCTGCAGGCCTTGCATCAGATTGGCGGCATTGACCGGATTGTCCTCGAACTGCTTGCCGATGGCTGCGGCCATCTCCGGCGTGGCGATGCGCTGTAATTCCGGCGGCACGCCAAGCCGCGCCTGCTCGGCGAGCGTTGCGGCGGCATAATCCTGCGACAATCCTGGCAGCTGGGCCGGTGCCGCTCGTGCTGCTGTCGCCATCGTCTGCGCCGACTGCCGCACCTCGGGAGAATATCTCGCGGCATAGGTTGCCGGGTCTTTCACCAGGGTTGCATTACGATCTTGGATGATCTTGCCGATGGCATCCAGTTCCGCCTTGTTGATGCGATAGTCTTCCGGCGATTTCTTCCGTTCCTCGTAATCCTTGATGATCGTATCCAATTCCTCCGGCGTAGCGGTGGCGATGGACTTGACCTTGGCGCCATAGGCGGCATCCTTGTCGAAACTTTCCTGTGCGAGCTTGCCGACGTTCGGGCCGTAACGCTGGACGAATTCGGCTTCCTTGGCCGGGTCACGCTCGTTGCCGTCGCGGATGAACTGCGAGTAATCCGCAGTCTCGCGATTTGCCTGCGTCGCGAGCCTTGCGTCGCGTTGGGCGATCATCCGGTCGACGACGCCGACACCGGGCAGAACGGACTCGGCCGCCGACCGCGTCTGGCTCGTGGCATCCGTCATCGTGCCCGTCGCCGCCTGCGCGGTCTGCGTTCCCCGTCCGCTGCGAACGGCCGCAACCAGCGCCTGTCCTTCGCCGGACTGCCGGTCGCCCTGGATCTCGCCATGCCCGACGACATTGTCCGGCGCGATGCCGTATTTCTGCATCAGTCCCGCAGCGAGCCGCGCCGCGGCATCCTTCTGCGCCTGCGTCTCACCGCCGGAGCCGACGAACGAGATGCCGATCGCGTTCTCGTTGGCAATGTCAGGCCGGCTCGTGCGCTGCGCCTGTCCCGGTCCCTTGACGTGATTGGTGCGCTTGTCGAGCGGCACGCCCTGATAGACCGTGCCGTCCTTGTCGATATAGAAATGATAGCCGAACGAGCCGCCGCCGCGGGACGGGTCGCCTTTCAGCGGCGCCATCGATCCTTGCAGCGTATCGCTGCCGGTATGGTGCGCGACGATGGCGCGGAACGGCTGCGCATTGGCGGTTGCGGCCCGGCCATACTCGCGGCCTTCGTCGGCGACGTAGCGGATCGGCAGACCGGCCATGGTGAACTGTTTGTCGCTGCCACCGACGGCGCGCGGCCCGCCGCCGAACCGGGAAACCGGACCTTCCGGCGCATAGAAGGCGTGCCCGCCGATGCGCTGCCCTTCGCCTCTTGCCCAGGCCGGCGCCGGTTGCCCGCGCCGCGCCATCTCCACCGGCGAATAGAAATGCGTCGCCCCCCTGGTGGGATCTTCGCCGCCGGCCAGCGCGCGATCGACATTGGCGGCGGCGCGCCGGTATTCCGCCGACTCCGGCGAGATCGCCTCCAGCTCCTGGCGCCGTGTCGACCACGGCTCGAACTGTCCCGGCGCCATGACGACGTCGCGCACGGTTTTGCCATGGCGACCCGAACCGGCACGGTTCAGGATGACATTGGCGACCGCCGCCTGGCCCTCGTCGGATTCGCCCCTCGCCTCGCCGATGACCGTGCGGATCATCAGGTCGCGGTCTTGTTGCGAGACTGGTCCAATGCGCTCTCGCCGCCGCAGTTCCTCGCCGCGCTGCCGCTCCATCTCCTTCGCTTCATCGTAGCGGTTGGCGTCGACCAATCCCTGCAGCCGGGATTGGTAGGCGCGCTTCTTGAAATCCTCGATCCGCTCGTGCTTGCGCCCGGCATCGAGGCCGGAAGTGTTCACCCGGTTTTCGTATTCGGCCAGCTGCGCATCGTAATCGTCAGGCCTGCCGGCAAGACCGGCGACGGCAGCATCGCGATAGCGATCCAGCTCGTTGCTTTCGTAGCCGAGCCGCGCATCGCGCTCGAACGTGGCCGAGCGTGCCGCGTATTGCCGGGTGAAGTTTGCCAGCCGCGCCCGGTATTTCTGCTGCAGCGGCGGCGGCAGGGAGCGGATGTATTGCTCGCCCTCCTGCCCGAACGTGGTCATGAAGCCGGTGGTGTGGCCCTTGCCGGTCGGGTCGGCGTTCTGCCGCGCTTCCGCTTCCCGTTCCTGCATGCGCTGCAGGAACTGATCCTCGGCGATCTGCGCGTCGAAGTCGGCCTGCTTCTCCTGTTGCTCGCGGAACCGCCCGCCGAGCATGGCCAGCGTCGAGCCGAGCCCGGCGAGCTCGCGCCCGATATTGGCGCCGAACTGGTCGGGCGTCGCCTGGCCGACCGGGAACGCCGCCTGCACCCGTTCGCGCGATTGGAAGTACGGGATCGGGATCGCCATGAGCTATTTGCATCCAGACGGGCGTGAACGCCCTTTAGACCCACAAATTCGACATGCCGCCGCCGGTCCCGGAGCGCCCGTAGCCGAAGCTGCCGAGCCCGGACAAGAGCCGCGTCGCGCCGCCGATGTAGCCGCCGGTGCGCGCCGCCTCCGCCTCCGCGCGCAAGCGCTGCGCGTTGTTGAGGTGGCCGATGGCCGCGACATTGCCCTCGTGCGCGAGCGTCAGCACGTCGAGATCCTGGTTCGCCGCCGACTGCTGCGAAACGTCGAACAGCGAGCCGGAATAGCCAAACCCGCTCTCGCCGATCGCGGCGCGCTGCAGCCCGAGATTGCGGCGCATCTCGCGCGTCGCCTGCTCGGCGTGCGCGGCGCCTTCCTCGCGCCGCTGCTGCGCGAGCTGGGCCTGCACCTGCGCATTGTAGTTGGCGGCATTGGCCTGCGCCTGGCCGGCATAGATTGAGCCAAAAGCCGACATCGCGGCGCCGGCAACGCCCAGCACGGCAGGAAGGAACGCCATTTATCTCACCCGCGCATAAAGCCGAAAATCGCGGCCGTCGACGAACTTGCGCATCAGCCCTTCGCTCGCAAAGCCGAGCGCCTTGACCCAGCGGTGCGCCCGCTCCCAGCTCTCCTCGACGTGGCATTCGATGCGTTCGAAGCCGGCATCCTCGAGCATGCGCCGCGCCATGGCGGTGATCATCACGCCGCCGACCGGGTCATGCATCGCGCGCTCGGAAAGCAGCGCCCAGGCCGCGGCGTTGCCGCGCCAGCGCACGGCGAGGCCGACCGCGCCGAGCGGTCCGGCCGCATCGTAGGCGACGAAGCCGGGCCCGGCCGCAAGCATCGCCGCGTAGTCGGCTTCGCTCGATCCGGTGGTCAAGAGCGCCGCCGCCTGCCGCGGCTGCGGCCGGATCGCTTGCAGCTCGCCGACCGCGAGCAGCGGGCGGATGTCAAGCGTCATTGGTCGACACCTGCGGAACGATCGCCGTCACCGTCATCGGCAGCGGCTGCTCCTGCGACACGCAGATGTGGCCCTCCCGGCTCCAGTCGCCGTCGAGCGACATGCGGATGTCGCCGGTGAAGAGGTCGGGCGCCTCGTCCATCTCCATGGCGCTCGACCGGTAGAGGATCTCGGACAGCCGGTCGAAGCGCGTGCCGACCCGGCCGCCGAGCGTGGTGTCGAGGCGTAAGACTACCTTCGCGATCCGCTTGATGCGCCCTTGCGCGGTGCCGTCGGAAGCGCCGGCCTCGACCCGCATGGTTTGCAGCCGCGAGGCATAGGGAAGCCCGATATGCACCTTGCGCGCGGCCGGCTCGCTCAGCGTCACCTGCCCGCCGAGCACGGTCTGCGGCGGGAGAACCGCGCCGTCGGCGAGGATATGCACGGTCTCGCCATTGAGATGATCGAGCCCGGAAAACACCGTCTGCGGCGCGCCCGCCACGCTGTAGCTCACGCCGCAGTCGACATAGAAGGCATCGTCTTTCGACGCGCCGCGCTGAAGCGGCCGTTCCAGGATCTCGATATAGCGCCGGGTCGTTCCATTGACGGTGCGGCGGACGATCAGCCAGAGATCGTCGTGCGTCCCGTCGGGATGCGGGATGGACGCGCAACTTTCGACGAAGCCGTCGCCGCCGAGCGGATGCCGGTGCCAGCCGACCACGCCGCGGTCGCGGTTGTGGGTGAGCGCATGCAATTCGCCTGCCCCCGTCGCCACCCACAGGATCGAATCCGGCTCCTGCTGGTAGCAGTAGTCGATCACGCCGTTCGCCAGCATGTGGTCGGCGAGGATCGTGAGATCGGGCGCGACGTAGCGATCCTCCTCGATCGCGAAGCGATATTCGTGGATCTTGCGGCCGTGCCGCTGCACGAACAGCGCCACGT